GTAGCTCTAAGTCTAGTATAGCTTTATCATATTCAGGTGGATATTTGTATATTGAGTTCACTAATTCAGGATCCATTCACATTACAGTACCAAATTCTTTATCTAGTAGGATTTGTCCAAATGGTGTAGCAGCTTGCCTTAGTGGTTGATAGCTTGCCATAAATGCACTCTTATTAGCTTCATCCTGTTCCTTTTTATCTAGGAGAGTTTTGAATGTTAAGTGTAAATCTCTTTTAGTATCCAAATCTTTACCCATTACTGTAAATGTTACACTACCTATTCAGTTATTCAGAGTTATGTTTTTTTCTGAAGTCATCTTGAAATGTTTTTGATAGCTTCTATACCATAATACATCCCAATATCTTTTTTCTCCCCAAAGGAATATCTTAAATATAGTTGAAAGTCTTACATTCTGATTAGCTTGTAATAGTTCACTCTGTGTAGCTGTAATAGTTCTTGAATATACTCCAATACTCTGTTCATCAAATCAGACTTCTTTTGTACTTTTCTGGTCTATCATGTTCTTTAGATTATATCCATCTCCAGTTCATGATGTCTGAGTGTTTACATTCTCTATTACCTTTCTATTCTCTAGATTTCATTTAGATGGTACATATTTCCTCTTACCTAATTTTCTGTGAGCCAATTCTTTACCATCTACTACATCAGAATTATATACAGTTATTCAGCTAAATGTTTCTTCATGCACTTTATCTATAAGCAAGTTCATGATACTTTCTTCTGAATCCTGATTATCTTTAGCTAAATCTCATACACATAATCCATAAGGATCTCATTTCTTAGGGAATAACCAGCTATGTACTACAGGACATGGGATAAGTGTTGGATCTTTTTTCTCTTCTCCTCTTACAGCTTCTATCTCTTCACATCTGATTAGTAATGTTCTATCATTAGCCCATTCAGTAAGATACCATCTACCATTGAATTTAGTAAAGTGTCTATAAACTGAATAACATTTAAGTGGAGATTTTACTGTAGGGAAGAAATCATCTATACCATATCAGTCAGCCCATGCACTAAGTTTAGCATCATAATCATTCTTCACTTTTTCTTTTAGAGCTTTAAGCTCTTTATCTGTGAGCATTAGCTCAGTATTCTTATATAAGTCTGATATTTCTTCATCTGTTAGAGTTAGCTCAAATCCATGAAAGCTAAATCATTTCACTATATCAAAGAATGGATCAGGTATCCAGCAAAGAGGAGAGTATAATCTTTTTCTAGGAGATTCTGTTACTTTATCCCATCATTCATCTACTGCTAGATAAATTCAGTAATCTACTTCATCCTCTATTTTCTTATAACAAATCTGGTCTTCATCTAGTTCTTCATAGTCAAATTTTAGTAAGTTATTCCATGTTTTAGCATATTCATCATCTCATCTTTTCCTTCCTTGTATCTCTACAAGTGGTCTATTCTTATATAAACTAGAAATAAAAAGATTCCTGTTAGTGTACAGGGATTTACTTCTGACTGTTTTTCAGTCTTCCATCTTTTCTCAGTTTACATTGTATGAGTTGATATAGTCTTTTAGGATAGGTCTTTTCTTCATAGCAACTTCAGCTCACGCATCATACTCTTGAGCCACTTTTTGCTGGATTTCTTCATAAGTCCATCCTTTGATTTTCTGTATCATTTTTTGAGTTGTACTGTTTACCATCTCTAATATGTTAAGTAAATTAAGACCATGAATCTATTATTTTTCACTTTTGGCTTGTACCATCGTAAAGCTCATTCACTACAGCTAGGTATCTAAACGAATCAGCACCATGTGAACTCCAGTCATGTTCAGGTCATTTGAAAGCCTGTCTCTTTTCATCTAGTTCTTTGTGATAATTCTTTAAGCATTTCCATCATCGTTCAGTCTTTTCTCTATCAAACCAGCAATAAGGTAATACAGCTCTTACTGAGTTGATTCAGTCTAATACTGATAGCTTAGGAACTATTTGAATATCTGTAAATCAGTATTCGTACATCTTTTCTTCTACTGTCTTTCAGGTCTGTAAACTACGAGCTTGAGCATCATGAGGAAGTCGCATAGTTCAATACCTATATCATTTCTCTTTTAGGATAGATACATAATGAGATAATCACTCTCAGTTATTCTCATAATAATCTATCACTCTGATTTCCTTTCAGATTCTCTGCCGAAACCAAATAGCAGTAGAGTCATTTATTCCTAAGTCCCAAACAGTAAACACATCTAAAGCTGGGTCGTATGGAAGTGTTGTTCTTCTTCCTGCATTCTCTAGCTGAGTAAGTATTTCTGCATAATAGCTTCAATTTATACCAGCATCAAAGCTACAGTAATACTCTTGTTGGAAGATAGCATCACTACCATTTTTCTGTATTATCTCTTGCCTTTCAGATTCTAATACTTCCTTACTTATCGCTTTTGTATCATCTACTGTCTGAATTGATACCATCCAGTCTTTATTCTCTTTAGCCATATCTAATAACTCTTTAGCATGATTATCTCATCTAGGAGTGAAGTTGAATATAGCCCATCATCCATTCTCTGCTAATATAGGTCTTAGGAAGTCCCATACAGCAGGAGACTGTAATGAATACTCAGAGAACACAATACCGATAGGATTAGTTCAGACAATGGAGTCCACGTTATCAGATCATATAATCTGAATAATACTTCAGTTGATTAGTTCTACTTTCATCTCTGTATCATTCTTCCTTTTGATTATCTCTTTAGGAATATGATTTATTGTCTTCCATCCATCTTTATCTATTCCATCCCATGCAGCTTTCTTTCATTGAGAATAAGTAGGGAACACATAGTAGTAGATTCAGACTTCTTCCATAGCTTTTTTCACTATGATATTGAAACAAGCCTTATCTTTTCATGCTCTACGATGTCGCACCATTATTATTCTTCTGATTCAGTTATCTATAGCTTCAAATATAGGTAGCTGATAATCTCTAGGAATAAAATGATAAGGGATAGTTAGTTCTGTCATTTCTTGTAAGATACAATGTTAATGTTTAAATCTCATTCTTGCTCTATTTTGTCAGTATACATTTTATGATACTTTCAGAGCTTCTCTAAAGCTGAGTTTACATTAGATAAGTCTAATACCTTTTTTGGCTTTCATTCTTCTAGCTCTACTTCTTGCTCTCACATTCAGATATTGATTACCTGTTGTAATTTCTCTAATACATACTCTACTCATACTCAGACTTTTTCTACTTTCTTTTCAGCTTTACTTCATAGATACTGCTGAATGTTAAGATTTGTTAATAAATTACTTGCTTTTATTCTTGCCGTTTTCTCGCTTCATCAGTAGACTTTCTTGTAAGCTCTTGAAGCATTGAAGTCTTTAAGGTACTCTAGACAGAACATCTTTTGTTTTTCGTTTAGTTCTTTCTTCATGGTGATGTAGTCTCTATATAAACGATGTGCATTATAATCAGTTTTTAAAAATTGGAGAAAAAAAGTCTGATTAGTTTGGAGTAAACAAGAAAAGGGAGTATAAACTCCCAATTCCAATAGACTAAACAATGAAGAAGAACTACTACTACATTAATCGTAGCAGATGCATTATACTCAGTTTTTTGAAATTGGAGAATTTTTATATCATTCATGTATTCCTTATTTTTCGTTTTATCCTTTCTATCATTCTATCTACTGTACGATGATCTACTCAAAGGAGATAAGAAATCTGTCTGGCTGATAGCTGTTGTCCATGATATTCATATTCCCAGAATAAATATCGTAATAGATCATAGACTTGTTTTTCTTCTCACTCTTTAAAGTACCTCTCCATAGTAATTACTCATTGAATCTGATAGCTTACAACTGTACCAAAAAATGCTTGTCTTTCAGATAGCTTTCAGGTTTTAAATAATTTTCTTGTGTTTTGTTTAATCAGCATCTACTCAAATTTGTAAAGTCAATTACCATTTTCATCTTCTCATACGAAGATAGGCTCTTTAAGATCTTCTTCTTTTTGTAGTTTCTTTTCTAGTCTAGTCATTATCCAGAAGAAGATTAGGTTTCAGATAATGTTTCATAAGACAATTAGTAAGAATAATAGCATGATTTATTTATCAAAAAGTAAAGAAGTCTGATTTAGAACTTTGTCTAGGAATTTATTTGAGAACTGATTTGTATGTTGGTTTGATATATCAAAGTTAAAGTCATTCATTCATAATCTAAGTGGTGTGTGGTTTACCATAGGATACTCTCTCATGTTTATATTGCTTTCATATCAGTACCTTTCTGCATCTGTTCCAGCTCGCACTACTAGAGCTTTTTTACCAAATGCTTTAGCACAATGATGGAGGCTACTATCACATCAGATTACTGGATACCTTGCACATAGGGATACTACATATCTCATATCAGGAGTATCTAAAATCTGACAATTATTCAGTACAGGTTGGCTTCATGGTTTGATTACCAAATAAGGTGTTAGTCATCTTGCTACAAGTCAGTCTGCTATGTATTGAGCTTGCTCTACAAGGATACTCCTATAGCTTTTGTCTGCTCAGTTCATCTCCATAGTAGATCCAAAAGGCTGAAATAGGATAGGGTTACAATTATTACATAGAGTATTATTCAGCTTTTCATGTTCAGCTAAGAATAAGATAGGCTCTGCCACTTTATCTAATCCTAATTCCTCTTTTGCTATTTCTAGCCAGTTTACTCAGTCATTAAAGAATTTAGGTTTAGTGTAAGGCTCTAGTTCTATATAATCATTTCATTTAATTACATCCTCAAATAACCTCCTATCATCTAATCCATGTACAGATTTTATGTAAGGATTTCATCGGAATACTAGAGGTCGGCTTGTTACTACTTTGACTGGTCTTTTTTTTGCTACCTCAGTAATAGCTCAACTCATTGCTACTACTCTTCATAGTCATCAGTCTATTCTCACAACGAGAGTTCTTTTTTCATCTGTTTCTGCCATTGGTGGAACTTAAAAAAGAAATAAAAAGGCTGATTTGTTTCTCATCTTAACTCACTATCTACATAAGCTCTACAGTTCTTACATCGTAAGTCTTTTTCTGATATCTTCTTACCGCATCTCCTACATCTATTTCACTCTAGTAGTAGGTCTGATAGTTTAAAATCTATTTCTCCTTTCATCACATATAATAAGCTACTAAAACTTTTGCTATCTCTATCATTCTTTGTATGTTCTGTTCTTCACTAAGTCTCATTACTTCTTCTTTATCCATGAGATAATTTTTTGGAGTAAAGTCTTTTTTGGTTTAGGCATCTTTACGGTGTTCATTTTCTCTACTTTCTTTAGGTGGTAAAAATCTGCTGCCATAACATTCTCTTCTTTGAGAGTCTGTCTTCTTCTTATTGCATCTTGAATTGGGGTTTTATTTGTATCTCTTACATTGTATTCTACTCTGGGCTTATAGATGGCATCATGTAGATTCATCTTCTTCAGTCTCATAGTAAATGCTGCATAGCTTACAGGTGTATTACCTAGTGCTTTTTGTCTAGCACAGTGGATTTTGTAGTAATACTTGATGTCTCATCTTTGGAAGTTAGGCATGGATAGGCTTTTTAAGAAGTAAAGAAGAAATCTGTCTACAAAGTGTGTTAATTGTCTCCTTGTCTTCTTTGATTTGGAGTCTGAGAGAGTCTATCTCTCTTGTAAGTTGCTTGATTTGTCTATCTTTCTCTTCTAGTTCTAGATACTTCCTATTGAGTGTCATTTGGGTTAGTCTTTCAGAATCTGTGATTTGTTTAGTCATGATTTTTGTTTAAAAAGTAAAAAATCTGACTTTTATGTCAGTTTATCCACATATTTTTGGATTTTTTCTGTGTATTTCTCTATGATATTCTCTAGTTCACTTGTAGAGAGCTTGAAAATCTTTTTAGAGTTTACCCTCATTTCATCTACTGCAGACATACCATATCTATTCTGCATATATCTAGTGTATTCAATATAGTTTCAGTTTAGGATTACATTGCATCTCATACAACCAGCATGGCAGTTATCCTCATCATAGCGATAATACCAGCATCCTCTTGTTATGAAGTGCATACATTGAGCTAATTTTCGTGGTCATTTCCATCAGCACAATGGACAGGTTACTATTCATTTTTTATTGCTATCCCTCAGTCTAATAAAGGTAGAAAAAACTGAATCAGCTTTCTTTACTAGCTTAGATCTTGATGGTGCTTTTGTTTTTTTTGCTTTTTTTTGCATTAAGCCAAAATGCCTCAGATATAAATCTAAGGCTCTATCAAAAATCTATCACACCTAATTATACTCCTGAAATCTACTATTGCAAGAGAAAAATTAAATGAAAATTTAATTGAAATCTGATTTAAAACTTTTGGTTATCGCATTTTTCAGACTTTAACTTGTTTTTGATTATTGACTTTTTTATATTATATTATGTGATAGATATAAAAAGGTAGAGTCTTTTATAATGATTTTACTTTTTTAATAAATGAAAAAAATGTACATGATAGTATCTGAGTTTTTAAAATGGTTAAAAACTATAAATTATTCTGATTCTACTATAAGGAATTATCTCGCAACCTTAGAATTATTTGATGATTATGTTAGGGGAGTATCCTTTGGTGCAAGGGGAGTGGAGTATCCACACACAATAGAGCTTGAAGATATAGAGGAGTTTGCTGAAATGCAGAGAATAAAAGGTAAAGAAATCAGAACTGTGAATAATTATTTAGCTTGAATAAAAAAGTTTTTAAGATTTTGTAATCATAAAGGATTAAATGTTATGGATCATAAAAGAATACTTTTTGCAAGAGAGCCTGAATACCATATAAATGCACTAGAAGAAAAAGAAATGAAAAAGCTGTTAAACTATATGAGAACAGATAAGAGTAAGGAAGAAATTGTAAGGATGAGAGATTATGCAATGTGATTAGTTTTGACTTACTGATGATTAAGAGTATCAGAATTAGTTAATTTAAAAGTACAGGATGTTAGAGAGAATATGCAGATAATAGGGAAGTGATGAAGTAGAAGACTTGTATGTTTATATTCTGATTATGTTAAGGTTATTGAGCTGTACTTATTCCTAAGGAGAAAATTAAAAATAAATTCTGATTATGTATTTGTATCTCATTCTAATAACTCTAGATGAAAGCCACTCAGTAGAGCTAGTGTAGAAGAAATAATTTCTAAAGCATGAAAAAAAGTCTGAATTACTGTACGACCACATAAACTCAGACATACCTGTGCTACTCAGATGCTATCTAATGGGGGAGATATAGCATATATAAGCCAAATTCTATGACATAAAAATATATCTACTACTCAGACATATTTAGATTATAGCAATGATAAACTAAGAAAAACACAACTTTTAATACCAAAATTGTAGGGGAGTTTCCCTCTTTTTTTGGAAGATCAGGAAATTTTATACAACTACCCTATCTGAAAGTCTAGTTATGAAGCCACATAAAAAATATGTGCATTTTTATTTGACTTTAAAATTTTTTTGAGTATCATTGTTGTATCAATGAATGGCAACATTCCTGTATAAGAGCTATCCAGCTCTAAAAAATTATAGAAATCTACTTTGCACAATGTACCTTGATACAAGTTCAGAACTGCAATTAGAACTATATATACATGAAAGCTATTCATTGTAAGATGAATGGCTTTTTTCTTTATAAGGCTCTATCACACAAATAAAGTCTATCACACACTAGAAAAAGCTGACATCAAAAAGGGTTTTGGGCAGTAAATATAAGAACTTGTTTATATTTACTGCAGGTAAATTCCCAAAACCGACCTGCAGTATATATAAGTGAGTTCTTTTTTGTTAGAGCCTTTCATGGCAACAGGAGATACTACTTATAAACTGAGGAAAACTCTTTTATTTTTTATCCACCATTGCCATGAATAAACGAATTATTACCAGCAAGGGAGATGGTATAAACTACTTAGGATGTGATCCTAATGGAGAGTACCACAACATGAGAGAGTTTGAGGGGGGATTCTTTGAAATTGTGTATGAGATTTGAAAGGGACTCGTGCCAAAATGAATCCTTACCAAAGACCAATTTATTTTACAGAAGTAGAAGCATGAGGAAGACAGTCAATATCCCAGATAGGCTTATAGAATATGCTAATACTAAAGATATTGATGAGATGCTGAGAATCCTATGAGATTTTGTTAGGTATAAGATAACTTGAGAGATAGAATGTAAAGAATTGTTAGATTTATTTGATCCCAACTTGAGTAGATCAGAAAAAATGAGGGGGAACAAAAACAGTGTGAAACAGACAAAAAAACAGAGTGAAACAGTTGAAAAAACAGAGTGAAACAGTCAGCAAAAACAGAGTGAAACAGTCAAAAATACCAACTGTTTCACACTGAAAATATCAGACACGAACTGGCTAAATCAGACACACGAAGAAAGTTGAGGGTTTATATATAGTAATAGTATATTACTAAATATAGTAACATGATATATAGATAATAACATAACATATACATCTATAAACTATCAAATAAATAAACAATGAAAAGAAAAATATATTGAATCACAAATAGAAGAAGCCGAGAAACTTATAAAAAAAATCTGATTTCAAAACTTTCAGCTAATACTCCAGTATCTACCACACGATGATTTCTGGAGTAAAAACATCTTATCTATAGCAAAGCTCAATAAGAAAAACAAGGAGTGAGTACCCTATTATGCAGTAATCATGGATAGAATAAAAAGCTACACTCCTAAAGTCGTTTCAATTCCTACCGTATAAAAATGAATGACATTAAAATTTATGAGGAACTATCATACATCCACACATTTGATGATAAGGTATATCCCACACCAGTATCAGTCAGCGATTTAGAGAGAATGCTAAACTGAAACAACAAATTCCTAAATCTATGATCTGATTTAATTGCTATATCTTCTATCAAAAGAGTAGAGAGCAGAAAAGTTGATAGTGTAGACAATGCTCTTTATCAAATCAAAGATGCCGAACTTAGAGAACAAGCTACAGCAGAGATAAACAAGAGAAGAAAGAATGGAGATAGAGTGAATATAGAAATCCTAAACAACATTTTAAATCGTTTAACGGACTAAACAATGGAGAAACTACTAAAACTTATAAACGAGTACGAAGAAAGCAGATGGGAAATAATAGATGACTGACTTACAGAAGAAGAAAGAGAAAGCTGAGCGATAGTTGAAGAATCACCCACACGAAAAGAGTATGAATGACATCTGCGACATTGTAATGCTAACACAGTAGCATACGAAAAAGATACATTTGATGGTTATGCACTAAGCAAAAAATATGGATTTATCAAATGGTTAGTAGAGAATGATAAGATAGATTTTGATAAATTCCCACAAGTTATGGAATATTCAGATTATGAAAGTTTACTTATGATATTATCAATATCAGATACACCTATTGAAGATTTAATCTCTATGCTAAAGTAAAATGCAGACACACGAACACAAAAAACAGCTTGAAGAAATCCAAGCTAGGAGAATAGCTTACTTAGAGAGTAAGGCAAAAGATAATAAACTTATCAAACTACATTTAGATCGTATTAAAAAGAAACAATGACAGAACTAAAAGACAAAGCAATAGACATAAAAGGAAAGAAATATGTCTTAGTATCAGATAGAGTGCTATACTTTAATGAGAATTATCCTAATGGATGCATTCAAACTACAAGAGAAACTATCTGAGATAAAGAAATTATCAAAGCAGTTGTATGTCCTGACTGTGATAAACCTAATAGAGTATTTACTTGATATTCACAAGCTACATGGGGAGATGGATTTATCAATAAAACATCTGCTCTAGAGAATGCTGAAACATCAGCAGTAGGTAGAGCTTTAGCTTTCATGTGAATCTGAGTTATTGACTCTATAGCTTCAGTAGATGAGATAAACAAAGCAGAAAATACAGCTAAATCTCAGACTAAGAAACCTACTTATCAAAGCCGATTCCAAAAAGCAATAAGCAATACTGAGTTTATGAAACAATGCTTAGATCAAAATGATTTCATAAACAAGATAAAAGAGAAATACGAGCTTGATGAGTTCCAAGAATCACAGCTAAGAACAGCTTATCAGAATGCTACAGCTGAAGAAAATTTAGACTTACCATTTGGAGATGAATAAAATCTTAGAAAAAGCAGACCATCTATTGAGAGCAGGAACAGTAGAAGATATTATGGAATTTATCCCTGACTTACTACTGTTCTATACTCAGATAGATGACCAAAATGCTGAAAATGAGATAAACCTAGACTGAATAGAGAGTGCTGAATATATCAGACTTAAAAAGTGAAAAAAAAACTGACTGAACTCATATTCTGATCTAGATATAAACAAACTCTCTAAAGAAAAAGCTAGGAAGACTTATGATAGACTACCAGCAGACAAAAAGGTAGCTGAACATTGTAAGCTGTACCTAGAACATCTAAAGCAAAGGAAGATAGACTTACAGAGCTTAGATAAAAAGACTAGAGAGGTAATGTAAACTTTTAAATCATAACTAAACAAAATGGCAGGAGAATGAATGTTCCTTACACCAGAGTATATCTTACAGGATATGCCAATAGACTTCTTTGACTTTCAGTTTACTATGAATGCTGATGGTAGCATGAAAGAGTGTAAATACTGAGAGCAGGTATTAGATCCATGTATTTGACAAAGTTTATTCCTAATCAGAGAGAAATACATGAAGAAAGTAAAACAGCATAAAGAAGATAAGAAAAAGCTGACTAACCAACAAGCTGAGAGAGAAGCACGAGCTAAGAATAAAGACCACTTACAAGAGCATATAAGGAGATCTGAAACTAAACTAAGTGAGTATAAGAATGTAATACTAGCATTCTGAAAGTTGGCTACTTGTAATTCTATAAGCAAATAAGGATGGTGGCTTGATGAGTTCATAATCTGAAATATAAAGAGCTTTACGAATGGTATCAACAACAGCCACAGCCAAAAGCTATCCGAGTAAACTTCAGAGAAAGAGTAATAAGGTACTGATACGATAGAGATTCAGCATTAAATCCTACTGAAGATATATGGAGAGCTAAAAGGTGTAAGCATATAGTCTATGATGATAATGGCAGAGTATGTAATAAATGCTGAGAATACAAGAAACGAGAAGATTATTCATACAATAAAGTCTGATTCCATAAAAGGAATAGTACCTGTAAAGAATGTAAGAATAAAGCTCATGCTGAATATAGACTTAACTGATGATACGAGAAAGATAGAGAATACAAGAAAAAGAAAAGATATTTAAACACATGAGATCAGATTTATTTTAATTCTGAGATACGAGAAGTTGGAGATTATAAATACAATAAATGATACTCAGTAAAGTCTATTGTAAACTGAGATGAAAGAAGGATAAGCACATCAGATAATCATTATCGTAGGAATAATCATTGTGTAAGATTTACAAAGTTAGAAACTCCTGTGGAGTTGGTACAACCTAAGAAAGATAACACACCAACAATAGACATTGAATTAGAGCCACCGAAAGAAGAAAAGAAATTCAGTATAGATTTAGATGAAATGCTGTACTGAGAATATGAGTAAGTCCATGCTCTCAACATGGGATGATCTTAATAGAACAAGAATGTATTAAACATTCTGAATGTGGCAGTCAACCAAAGACTTAAAAATACTAGGAGTTGTTGGTGCAAACTAACTAAAAAACGAATCAGAAGATTTTTCCCTTTAAAATCCTGCAACTCCCCTATTTATTCTTTAAAATATAACATGAACTACAAACTAAATTCTTTTAAAACATTCCATGATAACGGTTTATCAGTAGTGCTTGGAATGATTATAGCATACATCATGATGATTTTACCTCTATGTTGGGGTTCGTTTAGCTGAGATAATATGAAAGCTGATTCTTGAGCTGTATTAACTTGAGATACTGAACGAGAGCCTTGAACTTTAACAGCGAGCTGAGATTCACAACTCATGCCAGAGATAGAATCTAAAACAAGCCACGATAGATTTAAAGAATTATCTTGGAGATACTGAATAAATCCTAGCACGGTATGGGAGGTCGAAAATAAATACAATATCAGAGAATCTGTTGTGCTATGTCTAATCATTGCAGAAACAAGTGGTTGAAAATCTTGATACTGAAAGAATGGATGTTGGAACTATTGAAATGTAGGGAATAATGATAGGTGAAACCGTAGGTGTTATTCATCAGAGTACGAATGATTATCAGCTGTGGGTAGAGCTTTAAGTAATAAATATTTGTGAAGGATACAGACACTTTGATGTCTATCAAATGCTGGAAGTTGTACATGGTGGGAAGACTTTAATTCAAGATATGCAACTAGTAACGGCAATCGAGAACGCACGATGCTTAACTGTTTAAATACAGTTTATGCTGATGAGTTATGAGAAATTGATCCAACAAGATTTAATGTTAGGAGAGTGTTTACAATATATCAATAAAAAAATGAAAAAAGAAGACAAACTAATAGAGGTACTAGCACGGATAATAGTCTGACTTATTATTGGTGTTTGTGTATGGGTAAATTATGAGATTTCAATTCCTTACTAAAAATAAATATGGAAATATATAGTCAAAAATCTGAATACACACTTTTGCAAGGTAATATGCTTGATATGTGAGATTTCGTGGGGGGGGGTACGATAGACTCTATCGTTACTGATCCTCCATACGAACTTAATTTCATGTGAAAAGGTTGGGACAATTCATGAATAGCATTTCAGCCTGATACATGGAAAAGATGTTTAGAAGCATTAAAGCCTTGATGATACTTACTAGCCTTTTGAGGTAGTAGAACATACCATAGAATAGCCTGTGCTATTGAAGATGCAGGATTTGAGATAAGAGATTGTATTATGTGGTTATATGGATCATGATTTCCTAAGAGCCTGAATATCTGATTAGCAATAGATAAAAAAAACTGAGTAGAAAGTATAGATACAGGAATACAAAGCCCAAATGCTAGACCTAATTGTGATAAAACAAATACTTTATATGAAAGTGGTACAGTAGGAAAAAATTTTACAATAAAGGAGGCGACTAATGAACGAGCTTGATGGTGAACAGCATTAAAGCCAAGCTATGAGCCAATAATAGTAGCAAGAAAACCTTTAGAGTGAAGTTGTACTGATAATGTAATAAAGTATTGAGTAGGTGGAATAAATATAGATGAGTGTAGAGTTGGAACTGATGAAGAAATAACTAATCATTCAAGAAGTAAAAAAGCCGAAGAAAACAATATGTATCAATGGGGCAAAGAACAAGAAACACACCAAACAGAATGACAGGCTTTAGGTAGATTTCCTGCTAATACAATACTGACTTATGATGAATCAGATTTTGAAGAAGTATGTAGTGGATTTCCTAATACTAAAAGCACAATTAGAAAAGACACACCTAACATAAAAGCAGAAGACATATTTAATCATCACTGAGCTGGTGGTGGTTTTAATGATGAATGAAGTGCCGCTAGATATTTTTATACAGCGAAGGCTTCAAAACGTGATAGAGATGAGGGATTAGATGGATTTGAAGCTAAGAAAACAGGCTCAATGATGGCTAATATAAAATGAAATATGCAATTATGATGAGCTAGTCTAAAATGAGAACATAAAGAGATACAACCTAAAAAAAACACACATCCAACAGTAAAGCCTTGTGATTTAATGCAATATCTAGTCAGACTTGTAACTCCTAATGGTTGAACTGTACTAGATCCATTTAATTGAAGTGGTAGTACATGAAAAGCAGTAATGTATGAGAATAAAGATAGGAATAAGAATTATAAATATATCTGAATAGAACTTACAGAAGAATACTTACCAATAGCAAAAGCTAGAATAGAGTATGTGATAAACAAGGGAACTGAAAAAGAAAAATCTGATCCTAAACAAGAGGAACAGACTAAACAGCGAAAAGAATCAGCTTTATTTTAATTCATGTGGAGTGTCATAGCCACAGCAAGCAAAAAGTCTGGCAGTCAAGAGTCTTATAGTTGAGAAGCTATAAGGAGGTTACAGAGAATCCTCTCAAGAACTCTTGCGACCTTCTACCTGAGGTAAATTGTAAAGAATAAATGAGATAAAAAACCAATAACTTGAGCTGAGGTAGCAGCTCTTTAAATTTAATTCAACTACATAACATGAAATACAGGCAATGTGTGAGGTGCTGAGTACATCTTAGGGATGGAGAAAAACTATGGTGTAGAGTTTGCATAGATAGAGTGAATGAGGAACTAGAATGAAAAGCTGATAGAGAATGGAGATACTATTTCAGACATCATTTAAAGCAAATGAAAAAAACTTTTACATGAAACAAAAACGTGTAAAAGAAATCTGATTTATTTTATATGTGTAGAGAGATGCCAAATATCAACAATGTTAATGTATACTGATTAAATGAGAGTATGGTAGCTAGTGGTTATCCAATGCTAACAGAATATAAAGCTGACATGGAAAAACAGATAGCAGAGAATCTGGATGTTCATTCTAAGAGGGCTGTTAGATTAGGGAAAGCACCAATAGGTAGCTGACATGATAACTTCCTAAATTGAGTAGTAGTACAATTTGATTTAGGGTTTTCTGTTAAAGCATGGTATGAGGCTCAAAGGTATCATTTCTTAGATTTTGTATCTAGTATGAGTACGATGCACAGACTAACTCAGATGGATATGGATTCTATATTTAATAAGTATGTAGATGACTGAATAAAGGCTAAGATGAAGAAATTAGTACAAGATTACTTAGATAATCCTACAGATGAGAACAAGTTAAAAGTTTTATATAATTGTCCTATGTGAGTAGAGTTTACTGCTAGGATGACAACTAATTATAGGCAGTTAAAGACTATATATAATCAAAGAAGGAATCATCTGTTACCAGATTGGCAAGAGTTCTGTGATTGGATAGAAACATTACCACATTCAGAACTAATTACATGAGAATAATCAGACTTTTATATTATTTACCTATGGAGATGACTAAAAAAGAAGAAAAAAAATCTGAATGTAAAAATTGTAAAGCATTAGAAAAAGAGAGAGATGAATTACAAGCTATTGTGAATAAGAGATACTATGCAGACTTAGAAAGAGAAAAAGCATTTAGAGAGCTTAATGAGAAATATGTTGATAAGCAAAGAGAGATTAACGAACTACAAATGGCTATTAGAAGAAGGGAGAATGATATTATGTTCTTATGCTGAATGCTTGTTAGAGAATGAGTGCATACAAAATCTTATGGAACAAGCCTAAATCATTTATTGGAGAATTACCATATTGTAGTAGAAAATGTAGAGAAATCAGACTTATAAAATACTTTTTAGATTTTACCTATAGAGAGAATGAACTACATAAATAAAGATAAGAATTATATGACAGATGCAGAACGAATAAGATATTTAGAAGAAAGTATTAGAGAGTTAAGGAAAGAGAAAGAAAATCTGAAGAAAGAAAAAGGAGAGCTTAAAGCAAGGTTAGAAGAAGAAAATAAAAATCTGAGAGCTTATGCAGATAACCTAGATAGTGAAAATGACAATCAAGCAATAGAAATAGAAGAATTGAAAGAAGAAAATAAAAAGCTGAAAGAGAGAATAGAAAGATTGGAGAAGTGTTTTAAAAAGTGATGATTCAATCCACAAGATGTTGAATGCTTAATGGGAGAAGACACACTACAAGAGCTTAAAGATATATGAGAGATTTAATCAGATTTATTTTATTTAATTTACGGATGATAACTTACTTATGAGAACTTGCATGATACCATATATTCACTAAATGAGATCAGAATATAGTAGTAGATGAATCTAAAGAGTGTTATGCTATTATGAATGTTTGAATGTTTCACATACAGAATCATATCTGTAAATCATGGAAAGAGCTTAGAAAAAAATTAGAGCATAATAAAAAAGCTGAGAAGTTGAACGAATTATTTGGGAGAAATCCTAGTTAGTTTCTTTAGGTAGAAAATTCTAAGAGATATAAAAAATGCTGAGCAAGTAATTTGTTCAGCTTCTTTTTTTTAGTTAGATTTTTATTCAGATTTTTTTTGAAGAAAAATTCCCCACTTTTAATTTTTTGATTATAATGCCCACCGTGCGAAGAGAAATCTTTGGGATGTCAGTTAATTGGAAAGGGTCTGTACATCCACAAGCGACAGCGACATACTTATACTGAGCAAGTAGTATAAATATAGGGTTGTAGCCATAACGATCGTATGGTGCTTGAGCTGAAAACCT